TTGATCCATCCCCTGCAAAAGAAGTTGCTGTACAAACTCCTGTGATCGTAGCTCCACCTGTAACTGTCTCAAGCTTTTTAACACCAGCGTAATTTAATTCTACTGCCCCCCCACCAAAAGCTTTAATTATATTTTGATTACCAGCATCATTTAAAAAACGAATATTATCACCTTGTAAATAAAGAACTCCTGTATTGTTTTTTACATAACTATTCGTTCCATCATGGTAAATTTGGAGGTCAGTTCCATCATTTCCAAAAGTTGCTTTTCTATCATCTCCCCATCTAGCATTACCTATAATATTAATTCCATAGGATGTAGTGCCTATTTTAGTTGCGTTGTCGTAATATAGCTCTACGGCTCCGTTGTCGGTAAACGTAGCCATTGTTTCACCAACATCATATGATGTGATGTGAACTGCATCTGAACGTAGATCTAATCTTGCACCATTACTAGCAATTATTGATCTATCACTTGTACTGTTGTAATAAACAGCTAAATCACCATCTGTTCCAAATTTTGCTATGGCATTATCAGCAAACTCAAGAGCATTATCTGACTTATCCCATAAGACGTTATAGTTTGCTCCTGTTAAAGTTGCATCACCATCTACAGTAAGCCCTGCCAAGTCTCCTAGAGAGGTAAGAGAACTGGTTACAACAGAACTATTCAGCGTGTTCCCAGATAGCGTACCAGCAGCAGCCGTTACAGTTATCGCAGCCGTACCATCAAAGTTAACACCATTTATAGCTCTAGCTGTTGCAAGTGCTGTTGCAGTCGCAGAATTACCAGTACAAGATGTCGCTACAGGTGCAGCCCATGTAAGTCCTCCTGTGTTCCCAGATTGTGCAGAAAGAAAATATCCGTTTACAGGACTATTACTTACCTTAAGCTTATCCTCACTAACAGTTTCATCACTTGGTTCTCCAATACCACCTGATTCTTGATAAAGAATAAAATCTGGCGCAGCAGAGATGTTACCTCCAAATTTTATAGTAGATCCACTTAATGCAAAACCAGAAGAAGGTGTAGATGTTCCTGTATTTGGTTTTTGGATTACACCGTTAACACTAACTAATAATGTATTAGCTGCTGCTGGTGTTATTGCATTGGTAGTTCCTGATGTAACAAGAGTAAAGTCTGCATTAGGATAAGATGCTGCACCATTATTAGCTGCATTGCGTAACTCTAAATATTTAAAATCAGGGCCACCGCCTCCTCCTGATACTTTTGCTACTGAACCATCATCTTTCTTAAAAAATAACTCTGCCGTATCGGTTCTTATAACTGGTTCACCGACCACCATGTCGGAAGCACTTGGGTCGCTTCCACTTCCTCTTTTTAACTTAACAACATTTGCCATTGACCGACCCTCCTAATGGTTAATTTTAGTATGTTCCTCCGTCTATATCAAAACCAGAAACACTTCCGTTCTCAAGGAATGTGACAAGATCAGATAAAGCAACTTGAACCATTGTGCCAGCATCATTTATTACCATACGATCTGCTGCTGCAAGAGTTGTAGATGTTGCTGATGTACCGCCATCTAAAATATTAAGCTCAGTTGTTGTTACTGTTGCTCCATCTAAAATTTGTACTTCGGTGTCTGACAAGTCAGCTAAAGAGTTAGCTGTTGTCTGGTTCATCGTTGCAAGTTCTGTTAGCTTATCGCTATGAGGTTCAACATCAGTACCGATAACAAGTCCGAGAGATGTTCTTGCGTTAGAAGCAGAAGTCGCTCCTGTTCCACCGTCAGATATTGCAAGTGTTCCTGTAATAGAACTAGCACCAAGATCTAGTGCTATTTCTGTAGACTCAATTACAAGTCCACCGTTAGATTTAAGATCAACTGATAATGTATTTCCTGACTTCTGCAAACCATCTGCTGCTGTAATCTGACCAGCACCAGAGAACTGTGCAATCGTTAAGTTGTTAGTTCCTACAACGGCTGAACCTGAGTCTGATGTACAAACAAAACCGTTGTCTTCGTTTACTGTTCCTTTTTCTACAAAGGTAAAGAAACCAGCAGCATTAGACCCAGCAGCTAAATCTGCTGCCCTTGCTGGAGTAGACCCGACTACATAAATACCATTTTGAGAAGCAGTAGATTGATCTTTTACAAGAACACGATCATTTGTTGAAAGGCTGACACCATCTAGCGTGTCTCCATTATTAAGAGCAGTTGATATTGTTATGTTGGCTGTTGTTGCTGCTACGCATGAGTCTTTAACATCAAGTCCTTGTGATGTAGCTTCAACAAAACCTTTTGTTGCTGCATCTTGTGTATTAACTGGATCAGCTAAGTTTGTTATATTCTGCGAATTAAATGAAACTGAACCTGTAGGAACAGCCATTTGATTCAAAGTATTTACTCTTACACCTGTATCAAAATCACTTATCTTGGTGTGTGCTAATGAAGGTATATCATCGCTTACTAATGCCCTGAACGTAGGTGCAGCAGCACTTCCAGAAGCAGCACCAGCCAAAACATGATTGGTGGTTCTTGTTGTATCTGTATCAAAGAACTTACCCTTACCACCGATAGCATTGATGGTTGTAGCAGAACCTCCAGAACCTCCTGTTCCTTTTCCTATATATAGAACTTCATTACCTTCACTAAATGCTAACTCAGCATTTGCTAGTGTTGTTGGTGCTGATGATCCTGTGGATCTTTTTATTCTTACTGTGTTAGCCACTAGAAGTTTCCTCCGTCAACGAGTGTTAGTTTGGTAGTAGTTGAATCTAATTTCACTTTACCAGAAGTACCGTCATAGTACATGATTGAATCATTTACTTTTCCAGTATGATCTAGTGCGAGATCAAAACCGGGGCCTTGTGACCCTTGGGTTGCGATTGTAACAACAGTTGCATCTCCCTCATTAACTGTAACTGTGTTTTTAGTAGTTGTAATGTTAACGGAAGTCATGGTGTTGTATAACCCTCTGACATAGTTATAACACCTTCAAGGTAGTACTCTCGCAGTCCACTTGTGTTTTCTAGCAAAACATCATATGCAAGAGTATCAGTTTCAAATGTTGCAGTCTGTACATCAGTTAAAGCAATGTCAATTGTACCTGTAACTCTATTGGTGTAAGTAATTGCAAAGTCACCATATTTTATATTTCTACCGCTATCCCAACATTGAGCATAAACAGTATATCCAGTTAAATTTATTGCATTACCATCTCCATCTTTAAAAACAAGTTGCAAAGAAAAATCTGCTCTTCTTTGCATTGTTATGTTATAAGTACCCGGAAGTATTGCCATAATTAAATTTTAATAATGTACACCATCGCTATGTTACGAGGTCTAGCTTCACCACCACCAGCATTATTTTGAGAAATACTTACACTTATTCCTGTATTAGCTGAACTCATTGAAAATGTATCAGCAGGGTATCCACCAGCACCACCATAACTAACTGAAGTTGATCCACCACCCGGAAAATACTTTTTATTGTCAAAAGTAGTTGCGTGAACGTGACCCGAATCATTTACAGACGCACCAACAGAGTGACCGTGACTTAAGTTTGCACTACCTTGAGAACTTGCCACGTTTCTTCCACTATCAATACCTCTACCTCTATCAGCACCCCTAACAAATTCGCCCCTGAGATCAGGAATGTTAAATGTACTACTGCCATCTCCAGTACCGTAGTTTGTTCCAATGATTGCAAATAAAGCAGAGTATGTTGATCTACTAACAGCAGAACCATCACATTCTAAATATCCTGTTGGTATAGTTGCTACTGCTATGCAGAATACAGAACTGGTTGGGACTCCAGCTACAATTTGAAAACTTAAATTACCTGATGCATCAGTCTGTAAAAATCCACCATTTGTTATAGAAGATGGAAGTGTTAATGCTACGTTTCCAGATAAAGAAGATGGTGATTGAAGAGATACAAAAGGAGAACCACTAGAATCTTGAAACCTGATTGGCAATGCGTTTAACATATCTAAGCCAGCATTACTTATCTCAACTCTTTGCGTACCAGCAGTAGAAAAACCCATAGTATTGGCTGCTGATCTATAAATTCCTGTATCGGTATCTCCGTCAAAACTTAAGGCCGGACTGCTTGCTCCAGAAGCATCATCAGCCAAAAGCTGACCTGTCATCGTTCCACCAGCTACAGGTAACAAACCTAAGTTAGGCGAGTCAACAGAACCTACAGTTGTAAAACCATTATTAGCTGCATTTCTAATCTTAAAATTATTACTATCACCAGTATCAACATATGGCATAAATGCTTCTGGATTTGTTGGATCAGAACCACCACTATTAAGAGTCTTTATTGCATCAAAAACAGCGTTCATGTCACTTCTTACAGAAGCTCCAGAGGCATTGGCTATATTGTAGTCTGCAACTTGGCTCATTTAAAAAGTTTTCTCCATGTTAGCCACCTTTACCATATCCTACCGCAGAAAATGTGAAAGTTCTATCAACAAAACTTGAACCATTTTTAATAGTTAATGTAAATTGTGTTCCAGAAACGTTAGTAATCGTAAAGAAATCACCAGCTTGAGCATCTTGGATAGTGATTCCAACAGAAGGTAGAAACGCATTAGCTCCTCCTTGAGTAGAAGAAGTCCCTACAAAAAACGGCTTTCCAAAAACAATGTTTTTGCCAGAGGATGATGTTCCAGAAGATTGAGGTGCTGTAGAAGTACTACCACCTGTTTGATAACTTTGCTCAGTTCTTGATTCAAATTCAGCTAAAAACCCTGCCTGTTGTACGTTCATATTTTGTGCAACATTAGTAGTTTCTAAAATTAATTTAAACTTAAACCTTCTACCTTTAAATGTTCCATTTGCAAAATTATTAAAGTCTCCAAAAGATCCTGATGCTGCTTCTGATGTTGCTACCTGTATTTGTGTATTAGCTTCATCTGCTGCTGCTCCATCAAAGTTATTATCAACTGCATAATTATCCCAAAAAGATCCACTTGGAATTAATGTTTCTATATCAGATCCAATATTAAATCCTACTGATCTTAGTGTTCTTTTTAAATTTAAAGAAAAAACAGCACCTAAATCAACAACAGAAGCAAATTCATAAGTTCCTGTTGAATTGGAAGCTGGATTTGTAAGTTGCAAAGCACTAGTAGAACTACTAAATGTTGTATTAGATTTAGTTCCGCTAAAAGGTGTACCTAATAAATCTTCTCTTTGTGTTAATACTGTTTGAGCATCAATAAGATCAGGAAGATCCATGATGATACTTGTCTCACCTTCAGAAAATCTACCGCCATCATCTTGAAATTTTAAAATATATTCTCCTTCTAAAGCTGGTACAACTGCGTCTGTAGTATTCCCTGCAAGTGCAGTAATAAGATCAACAGCATTTTGAAACGTACCGCTACCATCAGTTATGTTGCTATGCCTTACATAAACTCTACCTCCATGAATAACGTCAGCATCAGTTGAACGATTCCACCTTAATCGGACTAATTTATTAGTAACTGGTTCCATCGTTAGATTTACAACATTAGAAGGAGGAGTTGTTTTACCTTGTGCATTAAAAGTTAAATCTGAAGAAGTAGAAGATAATTTTAATGCTGCGTTATAAGAAAAAACTTTAAACTCATAAACTCCAGCTTCAGTATTTAATAATTCAATATCGGTTCTAAATACGATTTGATTTACCCAGTTTGTATTGTTAAATCTATATTGAACAAGATATTGGCTGACACCTGTAACTCCAACCCAAGTTAAAATTAATTTGGTTAAAGCAAGAGCATTAACAACTACTACACGTTCTGAAGCTGATAAGTTACTTGGAGGGTTTTTAGGTTGATTTAATAATGATATATTTCTAGCTGGCAAACTAATTCCAGATTCTATATTTGCATATTTACCAGCAACATAAGTTAGTGCTGTAATCGAATAATTAATACCATCTTGTTCTTCTACTGTTATCACTCTAAAAGTTTGCCCGACTAAAGTATCACTTTCTAATAACCAAATCGTATTAACATTTGGTGTGGTTGATAATGCAGAACTAAGAGTAACGACAAGTCCTGATATACCTGTAACAGTTTTTGTTTCTACTTTACCGTCAGGCATTATCACGCTTATCTTTTGATTACTACCGCCAAAAGTGTCTAAACCTTGATCGTCATCTACTGTTATCTGAGTTGTAGTTGCAGCAGCTACTCTACCTGATCTTCTATCTCCACCACGAACAGGATCGTTGACAGTTATAACAGAACCCGGCCTAACTATAGCTCCAGCATCCATTGAAGTAGAAAAACTTATAACCTCAGACTCTTGTTGCTCACTAAATAATATTGCCTTGCCTAATCTCTGAGCTTGACCACGAGAAGTACAGGCAAATGCTTTTACTTGCTTAATAACTGTGCCAATCTTAGATTGAGCAGTAGAGTCTTCTACGATTTCAAAATCTACTTCTCTGCTATCCATATTAAAATAGCTAACACTTACAACAGAATGTCTTTGTTTTAAACTTGAACCTGTGTAATTAAATCCTTCTGATGTTACGTTTGCCAAGCTAAATAAATAACTAGGATCTGTTGGTTTATCTTGAGAAATTGTTATTGAGCCAGCAGACCAAATAGCAATACACCTCATAACAGTTGCCAAGTCTTTTATTAAATCAAAAGCTTCTTTTGATGATTGAATATTTACATTGCAACTAAATCTTGCTTCTTGTCCTCCAGAACCATCAGAAACTAATTCGTTTGCATATTTACTAGCAGCTACAAAACTAAAAAGGTCAAGATTTGCATCTACAATATGTGTACCAAACCCATATCTTTCAGTTGTAAGCAAATCTAAAAGTATCATTGAAGGGCAACTACACCAAACCGCAGCACCCATTGTTCCGTTAAATATATAGTTAGATGGATATACGATTCTACCTGTAGCATTATCAATACTTGGAGTACCAGAACCACTAGCACCAACACCGGGAATCCTTACCTTTACTCCACGAATACGAAATGCTCTTTTTGGTATAGAGCTAAATTGTTCAGAATCTAGTCTTAAGTTTGTGTATGCACTATTAGGATATGTTGAGGCATTATCAACTATTTCTCCAAAACTTGTCCAAGTAAAAGCATCTATAAGATTTGAAGATGTACTATCTGCTGTTACTCTTACAACTCTTATATCAACAGGAAAAGCTCCTGTTACATTGACTCTATATTCTTTTTGATAAGCATCAGCCGTTCTACCTGTAATTGTATCTGAGATAACATCTGAATAACCACCAGAATTATATTGAACCTGTATTTTTAAAGAAACAGAAGAACCGACCAAATCACCATTATCTTCTGCTTTTTGTAACTGAGGAAATGTAATCGTAACTTTAATAGCATCAACACTTGTATTTGTTATCTGTCTAGTAACAGCCGAGGAAGCTGATACTGTAACTCCTACCCCTGTAGTTGATTCACTACTAACAATTCCTGATATTGCAGTTTGGTTTGAAGTACCAAATCTAGGAGTAAATCCTACGTTTTGAAAGTTAAAATCTGCATCTGCTGGACTAGCAGAATTAGCAGTAGATTTCAGTATTGGAGTTTCGTTTAAAAATACATCTTTTAATGCTGCGTTGTTATAAGCTGTAGTTCCTTTTGTGAGTCCTTCTTTTGAGGCACTAGCAAAACCTTCAATCTCACCTTCTGATATAAGATCTTGAATAGTTGCAAACTGTCTACTGTTTAAAGTATCAGGCGCACGATATGGAGTAGGAGGGGAAGGCGGTGCGCCACCGCTACCTTTAATAATTTTCTTTATCATGCTTGTACCTGATCCGTATCAATACCAGCCGAAATCACAACAGATCCAGTTACAACTTCTCCATATACAATTGGATGTGCAGTCCCGGCTCTCGATGTATTTTGCACCCCAGAAAAACTAAAAGATATTCTTGGATCATCTTCTGGCATATCAGGTTTTGGCAAAGGAAATAACATTTCAGAAACTCCACTTAAAACTAAACCAGCACCTACAGCACTAAGAGCAGTACCTATTCCTGTCATTATTCCTCCAGAAACAGCTAAACCAGAATATGCAGCACCAGCAACTCCTGTACCTCCCAATCCAACAGTTCCAAACATTCCAGCACCGGGGAATAAGAAACTAGCTCCAATTAATGCTGCCCCAAGCAAAATCCTTCCAAATGGACTGTTACCACCAGCACCGCTAATAACAGGAACAATATGTATATCATCTTGTCCTATAGGATTATGCAAGTCTTCCTTATCTACATCTTCTTTACCTACTAATACTTGATAATATTTATTTGCCATATATGATTCTAACTTTGGAAAGTTTGTAACAAGAAACCTTACAGCTTCAGCAGGGTTTTTTACAACAGCTTCTAATTCTTTATGACCTACAAACTCTGCAAGTTCTCCATACATTTTAACTTTGCGAAGCATAACGATACCTCTTTCCAGTACATTTAAGCAACCATTCAGAATATGGCTCTTTACAAGACAGTCTATCTGCTAAATGATGTAAAACCATATCTCCAAGAAAAATAGCTACATGATTTAAACTTGGGTGCATTATTGACATTAATAATACATCTCCTACTTCTGGAGGTTCATCATTACCAAGTTCTTTAAATCCTGTATTTTCTGCATATTTCTCAAATAATGGATTTTCTAAAAATTCTTGTGGTGTTATAGATCTTTCGTAATCTATTAATTCTATATTTTTTTCTTGTTTATACCAATCTCTAACTAATGACCAACAATCAGTAACACCCCAAACCCAAGGTCTTCCACAAAGTTCTGGTTCATATCCCTCTGGTTTTAACTCAGCCCATTGTTCTGTTTTTGGATTAACAATATACCAAGGTAAATTACTGTGTTCACAACTTATTCGATCAGCTTGACTTGGTGTTGGCGGTGTTATTGGATGTGAATGAAAAATACCAACAATCTCACCTAAATTATCTGCTTTTACATAATCTTCTGGATTTAATATAAATTCTTGATGTTTTGTTATCGCTAAATTCTGACAAGGGTAATATCTTTCTTTACCTTTTACATTTAATAAAAGTCCAACAGCTTCTTTAGGATCTTGGTCTTTCGCATGAACCAATGCTGCATCTTTCCAACTCATTGGGCAAACGTACCGATAGAAGGAAATATAGATCTAGTGCATTGACGTTTTGGCGATCTTATACCAGCAAGGTCAAAAACTGCTGCGAGTTCCCATGAAACCACTTCTCTGTTTTCTGCTGCTTTACGATCTATATAATAAATTTCTTGTGGAAATTCTGCTGTATTATCAGGAGTTCCGAAAGGATTTGTAGCACCAGAAAAGTTTGCTGCATCTATAAATCTAGCCATTGTTCTAATCCTTACAACTTTTGCGCCTGTTAAATCATTACCAGCAGTCGTTTGGTTTACTGTTAATAATATTGCAGAGATAGATGGCGAGCCCATATTACTTACTGTCAACGTAGGTCTTGGTAATTGTCCACGTTGATATGCAAAACCTGTTGCCTGTACAGGAAATCTAAGATAATCATTACCAGCCCATACAATTTTTCCGTTTGCATTTAAGTTTGTACCAGCATGAAATCTATAAACAGTTGTTGCTCCATGCAAAGTATTATCTAGAGTCAGCGTAAACAACTCAATAATTGCTGACGGATTTATTTTTTGTATATCACTAAATACAGGATCAGTACTCATGCTGGCTCAAATACTTCTCTAAAAGTAGCGTTAATATCTGCAAGATTAGCCACGTTTATTGTCTTAGTCCATTTATCACAAACAAATTTACTTGAACCTGTTTTGGTGATTGATACATTACCACTTGTTGTTGCAGCACTAGCAGCAGTTAAAACAAAAGTGTTTGCATTAGTAATAGAAGAAACAATATAAGTGGCATCAGCAGAAGAGCCAGAAGTAAAATCTACAACAAGAGAATCCCCTGCAAACAATCTATGATCCGTCATAGTTATTGTAATCGTAGTACTTGATTGTGAGTAAGTTCCTGTTTTTGTAAAAGCTTCTCTTGGTGGGGCATAATCAAAACTTGCCTTATCAAAAGCACGTTCATTTAAAAAATAGTCAATAGTATCAGCTTGATCTTCAGTAATATTTTTCCAATTCAAATCATATTGTCTTGGGTTTTGATGATTTGGGATGCCAAAGATTAAACGATGCTCGTAACCATCAGCAAAACGCACTACTTTGCCTATTGGTGCTTGATCTTTTTTAACGCTAAAAGAAGGTTCTATGTCTGGAAAAGTAGCCATTTAACTTAACAAACCCCCCGGCCTTTGTTGTTTTAGAAGCTCTGATTGTATAGCACCAGCTAAAGCTCTACCAAACTGTTCTGATTGTTGGTTATCACCTTGAACAGAACTACCAGAAGCGTCTACATTTACCACAATGTTACCAACTCCTCCAGAACTTTGCACTCCAAGTTTTCCGTTAGCACCACGCTTCAACGGCATGATAGCTTCTGGCCCAGCTTCTCCGGCTAACGCTGCTCCATTGGCAAGAGGCATAAGTGTTGGGCGGTTTATTATTCCTCCCATCGCATAAGGAACAATTTTGTTTCCAGCAAAGACGTTTCCTTTTGCACTCTCTACTATTTCACCACCACTAACAACACCTCCATTAGCCAAACCGGGGAATAAGAAACCGAACAAAGGTTTGGTTATAGCTGCCCTAACAAGCATCCTTGTCAGATCAGAAATTATAGAATTTGCAAGATCTTTAAAGTTAAGTTTCCCTGTCATTACAAACTTAACCATTGCATCTTCCATACCTTTAAACGCCTTTACAACAGCCTGTTCTGCTTGATCTGCAAACTTAAATGCACTTTCAGCAAATGATTTTAATGGTGATTTATTACTATCTCCTAGATCAGCTAAACCTTTTTTAGGTTTGCCTTCTTCATCTTCTGCTTGCTCGCCTTGTAAGTTAGCTAATCTTCTTTGTGCTTCTTTTAATTGTGTATTTAATCTTTTAATAACTTTCGTATCATTTGAACTTTCAATTCTTTGTTGTAAAGATTCAATATTTTTTTGAGTTTTAGCAATAGCATTTCCTAAACCAATACCCATAAATTTATTGAAAGCTTCTATAGCATCTGTGATAGCACCAACAATAGCTCCAAAAACTCTTTGAAATTCTGCTCCAATAGGTTGTAATATTTGACCAACAGCATTTTTTAAACGATCCATTGTTGTTCTTAATCTCTGGCCTGCATCAGCAGATGAATTAGCTACTAATTCGGCTGTTTCTGCAAAGTCAATATTTAACTTTTGAGCAAACTTCATTATTTGGTCTAAACCAACAGTTCCATCTCTCAAGTCTTTCTGTAATTTCTGCAAACTACTATTATTAGCTTCTGCAAATTTGACAACTGCACCGGCCAAACGCTCTCCAAGCTGGCCTTGAAGCTCTTCTGCCGACACCTTACCTTTACCAAAGATCTGCGACATGGCTCGGATCGCAGATTGTACATCTTCTGCATTACCACCAGTTGCTTTAATAGCGTTTGAAACTCCAGTAAATACTTCTTCTGCATCTTCTATAGTTCCACCAGAGCCTAAAACAGAAGCAGCTAAAGTTGTGAATTGTTTGGTAGATGCAGCTAGAGGAACATTTAATTTTCTTGATGTTGTAGAAATAACATTAAGACCTTTTACGAAATCAGCATTATTTTTAGTAACACCTTTTAAAGCGATTTCTAACTTTTGTATTTCTGCTGCATATGAAGCTGACTCTGCTCCAAATTGTGCTGCCCCAGCAACAGCGTCAACAGTTCCTCCTATAGCAGCACCAGCAAGCGCACCAGCCGGCCCTCCAGCTATTGCACCAATACTCGCACCTGTAGCTGCTCCAGCAGGCAAGAATCTTGATGCAGCAGCACCTATAGCAGCACCTCCAGCAGCTTGCGCCCCAACACTCATCTTGCCAAAAGTACCGCCAAAACGACCACCGCCACTAGCAGCAGTTAATCTCTTCATATCTTTTTCTGTTTCTCTTATAGCTGCACTTAATTTTTTATATTCACGAGAACCAATCGCTACATTATCTTTAGTTCGTTTTAAAGCATCAATTTGACCTTGAAAAGCGTTTTTACTTAGTTTAGTTTCTTTCCTTAATTGTCTTAAACTATTAACAAATTCGTCTACATCTTTATCAGCTATTTTTACTGTTGATTTTAATTTTTCAAAATCTTTACCAAGACCACTTATCTCCGAAAAACCTTTTAGATCTAAAACTAATTGTATTCTATCTATAGCTTTAGCCACTATTTCTTCTCCTTAGTAAATTCACGCATAGCCACAGATTCCATTAGTTGTAAACCTTCAAGCATTTCTTGTCGATTACTCACATGATAGAGGTCAAACAGTCCTCCATCAAGTAATAATACCTCATATTTTAATCCTACTACACCTCCAAAGGTTGTGTTCCATTGTGTCTGACAACGTAAAAACATCATTACAATATCCCAATTTTCGTCAAATACCTCAAAATCTTTTTCTTCTTTTGGTTGCTCCTCGATTTTTACACCAAACGCAGCAGCGTCTTTTAATGTTTCATCTATAACTTCTTTGCCACCCGAAGCCCAATATGAGGCAGCATCAGTTAGTTTCCCACTTGTGCATTTGAGTAGAATTTTTTAAACGCATCTAATACACCAGCTACAAAATCTATATCCTCTGCAAATTCTTTTAATATTTTATCTGAAAACTCAATAGGAGTTCCATCTTCTTCATTAACATCTATCCAACCAACTAACACTTTTTTAAGTGCTTCATATTCTGACGCTGATTCAAAACCATCAAGTTCTGATCTTGATAAACGTATAAATTTACCTGTAAAACTTGTTGTATCAAATTCACCAATCTTAGTTTCACTAGGAGTTTTAATTTCAACAGGCCAAGGATAAACCTTGGTCTTCTTTCTAACAAATGCCATAAATTAAGCTATATACTCTTCTACTCTACCTTAGTAGTCAATACTTACTAAGTAAAGGCCAAGCTCATTTCATCGTTAGCCGAACTTGGTACAAGTGTGTATGGAATCTCTAACATAGTTACTCCATCAGCTTCTCCGTAAGCAACATCACCAATATCAACCTTTGTGCTACTAAATGCACAGATATTACCAGCAGCAGTACCATGAGTAACAGTCAAATTGCCTAATGTTGTATCAACTAAAGCAGCAGCAAAGTAATCTTTCTGTGCCATTGTTGGAGCTTCTATGGTTACAGAACCATTAGCTGCCCTATCTGTTAGCAACACTTCTTTTGTACCACCAACAAGTTCTCTATATACAAGAGAATTACCAACATCCATTGTTAAATTCATCAACGCACCAGCGTAAGACAACAACTGAAAACTGGTTGTATTTCCATTCTTAAATATTAATGGAGTTGCCTGATTTCCATAAGTAACAGAAGGTAGTGCAGTATCAGTCGGAGCATTATAGATTCCAGTAAAAGTAAAATCTATTGAAGGAATTTCACCAACAGATCCATTGAGACTAAATGTTCCTCTGCAACCAGTAACAATATGCCTTACACCATCTACGTTGTAGTGGATAGTGACAGATGAAAAACTTGCTGAGATTGGTTCGTAAGTGACTGATGTATTAGCAACAACAGTTTCGCTGAAACCACACGCTTTCAAGGCACTTCCGTATCTAGGTGCAGTTCCGGCTGTGCCAGATCCAGCAAGTTCCACCGAGAATGTACACTCAACTTTGGTATTTGCTAGTAGCTGTTGTGATGCACCTAAATAAGGTCTTACAACATCTCTGTTGACCACATCGCTTGATTGTGGTGTAATACTTAAATCTCTTACGAGAACAACGTCTGTTGCTGCTGGAGTAGGGTCAGTTCCATATGAACTTTCCGCTTCAATAAGAATTACTCTCTTCCTTGTCAGTTGTGCCATCTGTAGTTACCTCTGTAGGGGGTTCAGCTTGTGAAGTTTGTTGAACTAGCTTACGTTTGCCAGTTTTCGGGTTCAGTATGTAAGTACCGCCCTCATTTGGAATTTCATACTCCATAATAAACAATCAGGGTTGTTAGGGTTGTAGTTACATTGTAAATCATGTTGATAAATCGTTATAACTACTCCTGTAATCTACTTCATACTCACAGGATATTATCCCTGCTGGTTGATCCGCTTCAATAACATCAAAGGTTACTGTTGCTGGTCTAACATCAATGGAAAGTCCTCCTAGAGTTGGATCATTAACAACTTTGGAATGTAAACTTTCAACGGTAGGATCTGCTGAAGTATCAGGTGTTTGTGATCTAACAACTACAACGATTCTTACTCTTAATGTCCAATCTAATTTTAAATAAGTTGCACTATTAACAGTAGGTTCGTCTGTTACAAATTCAACAACAAGAGAAGGTGATTCTTCTCTAGTCATTGGCTCGGCTCTGCTTCGATAAATGCGAGTTCCTACTCCTGTAGTTCCAGTAAGATTGGTTTTGATTTTTGCTAATATCTGTTCTCTTTTACTAGCCATATCAAACCTTCATTAAAGAAATTACAGATAAAGTACCATCATCTATTTTCCTAGCACTCCTGACTTTGTATTTCACATTACTGACTTCTATCTGCGTGTCATATGCTAAAGAACCTAAATCTACAGTCTTAACTGTTAATTGATAATCAGTAGTCAATACACGATCATCAGCAACAATCTCATCTGGCTGCTCTAGGATTCCTTTATAAGTAGCATTGTCATAGAATACATCCTCAGAAAAATCTCCAAAGAAAGTATCTATATCCTCTGTAAAAGCCATGAGAAAAAAAAAGCCCTCGTTAGAGGGCTAACTATTTAGCCGTACTTTTTAAGACCAATCAAATTGATACTAAAAGTAAATGTTGGGGATGATCCACCGATTGTTTGCACAATCTTAATGAAACGCTTACTTGAATCTTTATTGATTGCAAGTGTTTGCATTGAAGCAGAGCCAGTTACTTGAGTAAAAGTAGCACCAGATAAATCTGTGTATGTACCACCTGTCTCGTCTGATTCGGTTAGTTTTATATCTAATGTTGGAGAAGAACCGCCACCAGCAGCACTATCCAAAATTAACATCACATCGCCATCGTATTCGAGTAAATCTATTGCACTTGATGTAGCTGTGCTTGTTACAGCAGCAGTAGCAACACCAGCAACAACAGTTAACTTCTCTAGGTTCTGTTGTATAACAGACATTTTAAGATTCCTCCTTAATTGAGATTGCTTCCTCTAATTCAACAATTAGATCAGCTTTGTTATGTCGCTTATCAAGTTCAAGTCCTAATTGTCTTCCGTAAACTTCAAGTTGTGCTTTTGTCATCTGAACAAAATCAACTTTATCTTCAGAAGTAGGCTCTTCCTCAACAAGTGTTTCTGCACTAGGTATAGGTGCTTCGCAAGCTTCAACATAAGCTTCAGCCTTGTCAATAGCAACTAGATATTCACCAGTATGCTGTTCAACATCAACAATAGAGCCAGAGTCCGTTGGGACTCCAGCGATCATTGTTGCTCTTAGCAGTTTAACCTTCATGTGATTATGTTCCGAAACAGAACGCACCCGGTTGTTTTACTCCAAAGTCTACGTCTTGTAGAGCTATGATTCTTACGCTACCAGCAGTTGCATTTGCATAAGGATCAACTGTTAGATCTAAACCAGACCACATACCGATTACAAACTGTGAGAAGTCTCCAAAGAGAACATCGTTGTTTGCAAGTTGGTTAGAAACAATAGCTGGATAGCCATTTATTTCATTGTTCTCAAATACAAACTGTGCTGTGTTTGAAGCTTTTTCTGTTGACTTCAAAGCACCTCTAGCAGAAGCATTTATTAGGTAGAACATATTAGCTACATCAGCGTTTGCTGCTGCAACATCTGTTTCCATTCCGATGTACTCAGCAAAAGTACCAAATGTACTGATTGTCTGTGTACCTACACCAGTTGTATCTTTAATTCCAAGAGGCTCGTTAGAACTACCAGAACCATAGATTGCTGCGTTATCAAGCTTAGTAGCAATAACCTTTGCAATATCATCTCTAATCATTGTTTCAACGTCTATAGATGACTGAAGCAATAATCTTCTTGAGTAATCAACAAATGCACCAACTGTCTTAGGTGTCATGTTGACCTGATCGAAAGCTTGCTGACTTTCTGTTGGAGATCCAGACTCACCCACGAAGTACGCAGTTGATGTAGATGTCATTCTTGGAATTGAAACATTACCAGACAATCCTGTAAGCATTGTTGGGTTTGTTGCCATTACAGCCATTCTCTTTCTAAGAATGTCGATGAATGAACCAGCAAGTAATTCTGTTGGAACTAAGTTACCACCAGCAGTTGCAGTACCTACGTTCAAGTCTCTTTTTAGAACTTCGTTAGGAACTAAGATGCCGTTTGCAGGCTTGTCATATCTCTTAGATGCTTCCTCAGAAACTTCTCTCTCAAAAGCTGCTGCTTCTTGAGCTTGACGATCTGTAGGATTTGCTAAAGCATTTAAAGCTCTCAAGAAAGAGAATTTTTTTACTTCTTTTGGCTCTAGGCCAACTTCATTAGTACTCATGTCAGTAGAACGGATTGGTGTATTTACTGCCTCTGCCTTGTTCTTCACAAGATCGAGGATAGCTGCTTTGGCTTCTGCTGGTGACTTATTAGATTTAATAAGTGAATCAGTAAGCTCTTCTGCTCCATACTTTCCGAACTCACGACATAGAGAAGTGATTGATGCTGTACGAGCATTATTTTCATCAATAGCACGTTGTACTTCGGCTTTGATGTCGATCTCTACGGCTTCAGTAGCCGTATCAACCGCAGTTTCTTTAGTTGATTCTTCCATAGTGCGAACCGAGGGTGATGCGGATTCAACCGCAGAATTAATCTCCTCAATGGGGGAGTTATCTTCCATAGTAATACTATTGCCTTGTGAGGGTGAAATCAAGCTCCTTCCGAAGCCGATTGTAGGGTCAGCCGGAACAGTTACAACCGATAATTCGTGTACCGACCATGACCGAGCAAGCATACCATCTTCTGTCTCATCAATATCATTGATACTATATCCAAAGCTTATACCTCTTAATATTCCATCTTGAACATCTTGTAAAACCTCAGATGCAAACTTATTTCTTGAGAAACGAATCTTGGCATAACCACGCTTAGTTTCTGAATCAATCCTTGCTGACTCCACTACCCCAATAGGTTTGTCCATATTGTGATTGAAGAGAACTGCACCGCCATCATTTAATCGGCTAAGATCAGCAGCACCATCATCGTGACTTAATACTTCGTTACCAAAATATCTTTTTACTGGATACTCAGAAGAGAACGGAAACTCAAATGTTCTGGATTTAACATTTTTGAAATCTGTTACTTCTTTTCGCTCAAGCTTATCTGTTGGATCTACAGATCTAATCGCTGCAATTTTAGTCAAAGTAGAAAACTTATGACCAACCTTACGATCTGTGACTTCACCATTTCTGTAAAGAGTTATAAGTGCAGCAGGGTCTTCTGCTGTTCCAGTAATAGTAAAAGAACTATCAGGTACATCTATTGATCCATCTCTAGTGATACGATCAATTTTTCCTCTAGCTGTACCACCGCTAGAGTTCCAACGAACAAAATCCCCGACCTTCAAACCATCAGGTTCGGCTCTTTGTTCTGTTTTTGTTTCTTCAGTCATAGTGCGTTCTCTTGCTTTTTTGATTGAATTAGACTTTGAACCAGACCAAGTTTGTCCAGCATCACCGCCCCAAGCAGCCCAAGCTACTCTACCATTACTAGGATAGCCATCTTCCCCCTGACGGAAGCCTTTCCCTGCTTTATCTGATTCGTGTCGGGCGAACCATGCGTTCATTGTAATAACTGTATCTGGTGATAGCTCGTTTCCGCTTAATATTTGTGTTGCTCTTGTTCTAGCAACATCTGTACCACCACCTTCTCCTTCTTTTTTCCATGCTCTATATCTTTTAGCTTCTGTCCTCATACCATCTGTAGGCATCAGATTAATATCAGTACCGTTTACATTTGCCATGATTAATCAGTTTTCTTTTTGCGTGTTTTTTTAGCTCTAGTAGGTTCTGGAGTCGGAGGTGCTTCCTGTCCTATTTCTACCTCTAAATCTAAATCTTTATCTAATGTTACCCCTAACGACTTAGCAACCTCTTGCTCTCTTGCAATCTCAGAAACAATATCGTCATAATCACCACCATTTGTCTGTGCTATGACTTGTGATTTAGTCATATAACCAGCTTGTTCTAATTCTCTATATGCTTTCGCTTCTTTAAGAGGATCAACATAGTGTTGTGCTGGTGGTGTCCATCTTGGTTTGCAATACCTCATGGAATTTGCAGAATAATCAGGAAAATCTAACTCACCTGTTAATACCGCAAGTTCTATCCACATTTTAAAAACTCTTAAATGAAAGTTTTTAATCATGTATTTTTGACAGAAGCTCCAATGTTGCCTGTCTTCTAACAAACTAAGTCTTGAACTTGAATAATTAGTTTCTGAAAAGTCTTTACTAATAGTTTCAAAACTGCATCCTATTCCTGTTGCAAAACGTCTAATCTTGTTTTTCACAAACATTTCGTACTGTTGAGATGGATAGTCAATGTCAGGAACATTCACAGTCTCATTTGGCATCAAATATCTAAATGTACCCGGCTCAAAGTTTTGTATTCTCTGTGCGTTTTGTACATCATCACCAATCAATTCACCCTGATCGTTTTGAATAAATCCCATGATACTTGCACCAGCCCTCGCTCGTATAACAGCAGCTTCTTCATATCCCTGTAATTGGTGCATATCATTCATCACACTATGAAACCAAGGCACTCCTCTGTTCTGGCCGGGTCGTTCTGGCATAAACAAATGAATAATCTCAGAAGCATTTATAAAGATATGCAAAGACTGTTTATTTGCATAATCCAAGTAATACGCATCGCCCGGATGTTTCTTAAGAATTGCATAACGTACAGGTCGACCCCAACTGTCAATCTCGACACCATTTCTCCACTCATTACCTTTAGTGAGCGTCTTGCCATCATATTCCTCATCTAACAAATCACTTTCAATCAGTTGCAATCCAAGAGGTATTTTTGAATTACCAAACTGTTGCTTTACAACTCTAAATATTGCTTCTCCTGATTCGCATAATGCACCAGCAGCTAACCACTCAAATTCGTGGAAACTATATCTACCAGCGCAATCACAACTATCTGCCTGTGTCCATTCTGACCATGCTTCCTCAATAATATTATTAACACGTTGATCTCTTTTTCCTCCTCTCTGTTGTAATACAAGAGATTGAAACTTCATCCCTGTACCAACAATATTTATTTGTGTTGTACGCTTCGCTTGTCTAGCATAAGGATTGTTTCTTACTAATTCTCGTGATCTATCTCTTAGCTTACGCAAACTATTCCTTATTTCGGCATCAGCACTTAACTGGCTACTCATCCAATCGGAAGTAAGCCTAGAAACTAATGCACCTTGATATGCTCTTTTAAGACTTCCTAAACTACTAGCATTTCTACCAAACCCAAGAACTCTTTTTACAGCAGTTGCAATGTTAGATCGTATTCCCATTAGTATGCCTCGTTAAAACGTACAAAAGTTGCTCTCGGATTGCCAAGACCATTATCAATCAATTCTGCTTGTTTTTCTCTAACAAGTTCTGCTTTGTATCTTGCTTCTAACATTATTAACTCTGACAACTCATATTTTTTAGCATTTCGTGTTCCTATTTTATATTCTTGTATCGCACCACCACTAATAATATTTCTTATAGCTGTTTGTATTGTTTCTAAATCTTTTTCTACCTGAGATCTGCCATCATAATTTAAAGCAGTACCAGAATATTCTAAAGATTTTAAAACCTCAAACGATCCAGTATAAATTGTTTGTTTTTCTGCTCCTGACTTATTAGCAACTGCTTGGTAATACCAATTACCAGAAGTAAATGTAGATGTTACATTACTTGCAATCGTAAATTTAAATCCATCGTTATAAGCAGAACTATTAACTGTTGCCCCTACTGGGCCTGTATTTGTTCTTAAATAATAAACAACCGACCAATCTGGACTGCTTATAGAGTTTCCATAATAATCCTGACTCGCTGGAATGTTCCATTGGATAAAATCCCCTGCTCGAATAGTTTGTGGAATAGCCATTTTTTTTACCAATTAGCGACAAAATTCGACTTTTTAGCCGATTTAGTTTGATTTAAGTCTACCTTAGTCTCCTTTAGAGGCATATTAGGATTAATTTTTCTTTCAAACTGGTCATATATAGTTCTCCTGTCATATTTTTGCAGCAATCTTTGGTATGCAGCCCACGCATAGACCATTTCATCTAACGCTTCGTTCCTAGCATTGCTTTTTTTGACCCAAACACGTTCTTGATAGCCATTTTTATACTTTAATACTTGTTTTTCTGCTGTTAGTTCTTGAAAATAATCTGGTGTGATTGTTGGGTAGAAATGTATATATCCTTGACCTATACTTGCGTCTTTTAACTTGTTACTAAGAGTTGTTTTTATAACGTCTACCCCGACAGGAAATAATTGCACTCCTTTCTTTAACGCTTTACCAGTAAAATTTATATCTACTTTTGATGGCTTACCTAAAGCTGGTTTTCCTTTCTGACCAACACCTTTTATACCAATCAAGCCAAGATGTGATCTTTCTCTAACGTACTGATAGACCTCATGTGTAAAGTGACCACCAGTATCAATCGCAGCACTCTCAATTTTTAATTCTTTTCCTTTTGTATTTTTAAATTTACCAAGTAAAATTTCATCAAGCTGTTTCCATACATCTGCTCTTGCAGGCGACCCATACAATACTTGTCGATCTATTAAAAACATTTCCTCTTCTCTACCAAAACCAAAAACAGACAAACTTAATCTGTCATCCTGTGTATCAATTCCAGCAGTTAAAAATAATACTTCTTCTAATGGTTTTGCTCTTTCATAAGTTGCCTCTGATGCTCTAATCATCAAAGCATCTGCACCGACCTTTGCTTGATATTCATCTTCCCATGTCTCTCCTAAAATTGTATTAATCCAAGTTTTTAACTGCTCTGGATCATCCTTACTTAATAAAAATTCTTCTACAAGATTAGACCAACTAGCATTAGGTGAATATGAATATGCAGCCCAGATATGAAAACCAACGTGCTTAGTTTTTCCCGGTGCTGTTGCCTGCCAACGACCACGTTCTACCATCCATCTTTTTTTGTTATGAGGTATTAGGTGATTACAAGATTCGCATTGATATTTAACAGTATCAGGATCATTATTCTCCCACTTAAACTGCGCCCATCTTAAATACTGCATATGACCACACTCAGGACATGGGCAGTAATAACGCTGCTGATTTGTCTGCAAAAACATTTTTTCAATACGAGAAAAATCTTTTACAGTCGGTGTAGAACCAGAAACGATTTTGCGATTCCAATAATATTCTGTTCTTCTGATACCTAGCTTTATCTGATCACCTTCAGTACCAGCCGATGCAGGGTAGCCATCTATCTCATCAAACAAAACTATTCTTCTACTAACTCTTCTAAATCCTCTAGGTGAGTTAGCACCAACCAAAGATAATGTTCCACCGGGAAATTGCTTTTGTAAAAGTGTGTTCTGACCATCCTTTGCTTTTGCATCACTCACTAAACCTTGTAAACATTTTGTGTCACGAAGCATAGGTGCAATCTCTTCCTTTGAGTAACCAGTAGCGTCCTCAATAGTGGGCTGCACAACCATAATGGGACAACTGTCTTGGTGTATATGATATGCAATTACATGATTCAAAATTTTAGAATATCCAACCCTTGCAGATTTCATTATCGTCACCTGTTCTATATCAGGATTAGTTATCGCATCCATCATCCCTTTTTGATACGGCAATGTTTTCCACCTTCCTCCCTCTGCTGAACTTTCTGCGGAAAGGTATGCGTGTTGATCTGCCCAA